TTGTCATTTCCTTTGAATACTCACGTGTGCATTCACGATAATACCGACATTTTATCGTGCACACTGAACTTCGATAATTACGTTTGTAACAATCAACTTGCATAACTAACCACACATCCTCATTATATCCCTGAACCAGTTCTTCAACTTCATGCTCTCATAGTAAACAGCTCCACACTCATATGCTTCTCTTAAATGCTTCAGCCATGGTAACTGTTTAGCAGCCTTAAAGAGCATGACGTTTGGCTTATGGTCATCTGTAGTAACTGAATAGTAAGCACTACAAGTTGGGTCAACGTTAAGACTGATATAGTACCTCCATTGTACAGGGTCAACCCATACACCAATGTCCGTTCCTTTGTAGTGTAGTGTAAGCCTATACTGTGAGCGTTGGGTTTTTTTCTCGATAAAGTCCTCGTTATCCAAGAGCCATTCATTGTTGACAGCATAATCAAGGTATTCGCTATCAGCGTTCAACTGGTAAAATTCTGTGGCTAGTTTAGCCTGGCGCACCTTTTCGCAGACCACATTCTGCACAAGGATATTCTTGTTATTTCCAAATCTCTGTATGTCGCCGTTGTACGGTTTATCCAAATGGTAGTAATCGAAGTAAGGATTAGTGATAGATACAGCATTAGATAAGAACAGCACGATCACTCGTGGATGGTCTGTTCCAGGGCGAGCTATAGACTCGTATAGATCGTTGAAGATACGCACTTCGTCCGGAAGATACCCTCCGTTACCCTTCTTGGCTGTGATGAACTCATCGAAGATGATGACCCTAACATTAGGGAACGAGTCACCTTTAAGAGCCTGGTCTGCACACGACAGCTGCACTGCATATCCCATAACATCGCCATCGCAGTAGAGAGTATCGCTTTCCGCCGAGAGTGTGTGTTCTGGAAACTCGCGCTGAACTGCTTGGAAGATTCGCCCGTGTTTCTGCTTAGTGATCTTTTTCAACTCCTTTTCACGGCGACGCACATAGACGAACTCCCAAGGAATTCCCTTTGTCTTCCATTTAAGGTACTGATCTATGCAGTATTTCAGTGACCCGTAGGTCTTGCCCGTCCCTCGCGGCCCAATGAAGAAGTTGTAAAGACAGTTGTATGACAGAGGACGCATAATGTCCCAATAGTCCTCTGATCTAACCATGTTTCCTCCTTTCATAGAGAAGGCCCGTGGTGGAGCGAATGCAACACCACGGGCAAATGCGAGCCGCCACACGACGCCAAGTTCACAATCAGTCACGACCAAGGGCTTCCGCAGAATCTTCCATCTGTGACTCGGCTAGCCGCGAGAACAGTCAAGCATCGTGCGCTGCGCTCGCGGCTATCTTACTACTGCTTTGGTGTTATGTCAACCCTGTACTTGTCATCTTCCACGGTGATAGTTGGAAGCGGCTGTGTGGTATCCTGTTCTCCCCGGTCACCTCTCGCATAGGCCTTCCACTGGTCGGGGCTACCATAAAAGATGTCACCATCGACAACTCCTGAATATCCCTTCAACTTGATGGACTCGGAGAACTGCCAGCAGCATAGCAGCCCGTCCACCTTGTTAGTCCACTTGGAGAGGTCTGCGTTCAAGTTTGTGATCTTGACAGGATACCTTGCCACCCATCGGTCGCACTCCTTGTTCACTGTTCCCTGGTCGAAGCGCCAGGCGTTGGCGTACACCCAGCACCATACGCGCGTCTTGTCGTAGACCCGCTGCAGGAACCTGTTCACCCATTCCACGCTCTGATCTTCCTCCCAGTCCAGCACGGGGATGCCCTCGCCGAAGTAGTTCCAGCAGGTG